CCATCGTTACCCAAACCTGGTAAAGTATCAATTGATGTTCCACTATCACCACCCCTTACAGGTAAGTAGTAATCCTCTGTAATGGATTCCATATTGTATTTCAAATTATATTCACCATTTGATTTCATTACTGGTGTTTTTTTCATTTTACCAATGATTTGTTGCATAAAGTTATCAACCTCATTCGGTGGAATGTTTCCAATGTCTACTTTGAATATTCTTTTCTCTGGTGCTCTCATCATTCTGTGAATTAACATAGCATCTTCCATAAGAGTTAATTGTTTAAACACTCTTCTTGCACCCTCTAACATTGACTTACCATAAGGTAGGTAATTTGTATCTGCAAGATTTCTAAAGTGAGCTACTTCATAATTTTCGTGAACATCATTTGGTTTTGAACTTCTTCTTGTTTCTGAATATTGTTGAACTTCAAATTGAACCAATTTAGGATTCGTTGGGTCATGTCCTTCTAATCTATTCACTTCATATACTGAAAGAGGTTTTACATTCACAACTCCGTGTTTATCCAATATATCTAAATGTAAATAAAAATCACCATATTTAGTCATATTTCTTATATAACTCCATAGATTAAATTCAATGTTCATTATATCATAAAACAGATTGTGTAAAATTTTATGGACTTTTGGATTATCAGTTTTAATTTTTAAAATTCTATTTTCAATGTTATCAACCGTAGACTCATCACAATAAATATCTAATGCTGATGAGATGATTGGGTCTGCATCCATTAATTCATAATCTCTAAATAATTCTTTTCTAGCTACATCATATGCATTTGCATTTTGTTTAGCTTGATATGATGAATTACCATATCCACTTGAAGCTATTCTATTGTATCTATCAATAAAATTAGATGTTAGTGCGGTTTGTGAAAATTCAACATCTTTGACTTTCACCTCACCATCATCTGTTTTTCTAACTACGATTTGATTTTGAAATAATTTTCCTAATCTCGTTAATATATTTTCGTCTGCCATTTTTTACCTCTTATTTAATTAACCAAGTTAAATCTTCTTTTTCACCAGTTCCTATATCCATTTCATATGGATTCTTTTGATTCCCAACAGAACCTACTCCGAAACCTGCAGCGTGTTCTGATTTATTTCCATTTGACTTCAACATTGAGTTCATTGTTGCCCATTGTTGGTCATTTTTATCTTTCTGTAATCTTAGAGCCGTATCTCTAACCCAAAGGGCTATTGAATAAGACATAACCAAGTCATCGTTATAACCTTGCATTGCTTCTGCTTTTGATTGTGAAACTCCACTCTTATATATAAATACAAACAATTCATCAATTAATCTATTTGAGTGAATCTTCACTAATTTTTCTCTTGTATATTCTTCCATTTTGGCTATCACCAATGGACGAGTTTTTGTAGTTGTTGAAAAACCAGGCACCATATTTCTGTCTTGTGCTCTATACTTATTGTTTATCTGATGTTCAACATCAACCACTTGTAAATCTTTTGATTGGTAAAATAAATTCTTATATCCTCTATCTATGATGGTTTGTATTGTAGCCCAACCAATGTTGTTGTTCTCAACTACCAATAACGCATCATTGTATTTTGTTGCAACTTCAATTAAGAAGTTTCCATAGTCCGTTGTGCTTAATTGTCCTTTATATTCTGCAACTTGTTCCATATCTTCAACTTCAAACACTTGACAAGCTGAGAAATCCGTTCCATCACCACGAGCCACATCAGCAACCACTATATATTCTTTTGTATAATCAGGTTGTCTAAATACCCAAAATCCTCTATCCATTCCTAATTCTTCAATTGGTGATTCAATCATTTCATCTTTATACCATTGTAAAATCTGTGGGTCTACTACTGATTGTCCACTTGATAGAAAGTCTGTATCACATTCTTGTGCAGCTTGTGAAGGACCTAAAATTTTATCTTGTTCTTTTCTCCACTCTTCAGTTCTTTCAGGATGGTCTGTCCAATGTAATCTAATGGTGTGAAATTCATTTGAACCATCTTCGGCACCCATCCACTGTTTATGAAACCAATTACCCACACCATTAGGTGTTGACAACGCAATACATCCACCACCCGTTGCAAGTGTTTGTTGAGCAGCTGTCCATATGGTATCAATCTTGTCAATAAACGCCGCCTCATCAATTATCAAAAGAGATAGGGCTTCTGAACGACCAGCTGATTCATTTGAAGCGATTGCTTTAATTTGTGAACCATTTTTAAATCTTAATGATAATTTATTTATCTCTTCTGTGCCAGTTTTTAACCATTGAGGTAATCCCTCATACATTACTCTTACCTTTGTAACAAGGTTTTTAGCAGTTTCTTTACCAGTAGCAATAACCAATACGTTTTTATCATTGTGAAATAACATCAACCATAAAGAATATCCAGCTGATAAAGTAGATATACCTAATTGACGAGCTTTAAGAATTATATTATATCTATTGTCCTTGAACTCTGTCAAACATCTTTCTTGAAAAGGATATAAGTCAAACTTAACTTTACCTTTTGTAGGATGTTGAATCGTACAATACTTTCTCATAAAATGCACAGGGTCTGATGCACATTTCAAGTATTCTCTTTGTATGGCTTGTTTTAAATCACTCACTTTATTTGTCCTGCTAAAAATACTGAACCACTTGTTAATAAAACTCCACCAAAGAACCAAAGATATTTGTTTTCATACCATTTTGGTTTTATGGTTTTAATCATATCTTCTTTGATTTTAATTTGTACTTCACAAAGTCTTACCGATTCTTCATAATCCATAGTAAGTTTATCGTAGTCTTTAATTTGACTTTCTAAATTCGCATAAGCACTTTCACAAGTTTCTCTTTTAAATTCAAGAGCTTTTATGTTACTAAACATATTTTGAACTTCTTCTTCTGAAAAACAAGTTCCTTCACAAATGTCTTGTGTGAATGAAAAACTTAGTAATAATATCAATAGTAATTTAATAACCACTTCTACCTCCTCTTCCACCACCCATACCACCAGTTCTTCTTTGAGTTTGAGTTCTTTGAGTTTGATTTCTTTGAGTTGAAGTTCTTTGAGTCGTTGTTGTTCTTCTATTCCTATTCATATTATTCTGTTGTTGTGTTCTTGTTTGAGTCTGTGCTCCTCTATTTCTTGTTCTTCTTCCTCTTGTTTGACTCATACCATTTGTTCTGTTTCTACTACCATTAGGAGGAACAGTAGTTACAACAACTGAGTTATCATTCGGCCCCATTGAGTGTTCTGTCATTATAGTTCCATCTTGATGTTGATGTAATCTTGCCCCTATACTGACTAAATTACCATTTGGTAGATAATATCTTGGTGTCGCTGGAGCTGTAAACAATCTCGTAACTGGATTTTCATCACCAACAGCAGTTTGTTGTTGAGTAGGTTGAATTGTTGATTCCGAAGCTAACACCAATAATTGTCCACCTGGACCAACACCATCAAATCCTTCCAATGCACCAGTAGTTGTTGTATAAAATTCACCCGATTGAGTTTTCAACACTGGTCCATTATAAGGTTCACCAGTTGATTTTATAACATATTGTCCATTATGTCCTGGTTCGTGTGGCATTATTTTTTCTCCTTGCTAAAGTTTTTTAAGAAATCAGATGCTTCTTTTTTAGAAACTTTCTTTTTCTTATATTTTTTGTTTTTAATTTTATCAAGTTCTTTTTTCTTTTTTTGTAAACTTTTTTTAGTTTGTTTTTGTGACTTCTTTTTTTCCTTTAATATATCAGAAACTTTTTTAGATTGTTTTTTCAATCCTTTAACTTTCTCATCTTTTCTACCTGCACTTTTACCAGATAGAAATGCAAAAAGGATTCCACCACATAAAACAAAAAACCCAATAACATATTTTTTTATTTTACTAAACATTACTTTTTACCAAATGGTAGTTTTTCCCATACAGGTTTTAATACCACATCAAAAATAATATCATCTTTATCGGTTGGTGTTAATTTTACGATTTTTTCTAATGTGTAAAATCCTAACATTATCCATTCCCAATTTGCTAATACCCATTCCATTTTATTTCTCCTATGCTTTGTTTTTGTTTATTTGCATACTAACCTCACCATTTGCTAAAGCGTTAGCCACTGTTTCATCAAATGGATTTTGTTCTCTTTGTCTTGTTATATCTTCTACCCATTGTTCCATATCTTTTTCAATTGCTTCCATATTTCTCAAATCTTTTAATCTTCTATAAGCAAACCACCTTAGTTTTGAATCAAATTCTAAATCAAGTTCAAAATTCATTTGACAATGATAACATCTACCATCTGCTTTAAATACATCTCTATCCCACGGCTTTGCCATTTTTGGACTACAATTTTTTCCACAATCTTTACATTGGTGATTAAACATACCAACAGATGGCATACTACCACCTTTTTTTACTTGATACCCATCTTTCTGTTCCCATTCGTAACCCTCTGAATCAGTCCAAGTATCACCAATTTTTCTTACCTCTTCAACATTTGAGTATCCAACTTGTGTTTTACCACCATAAGTTCCGTCTAACATAGATTGAACTTTTGCTAAATTTTTACTTTCTTTTGCCATAATACCTCTTAATCTTGTATATATAAATATCTAAAAATAAATTAAACCTGTAATTTGATTGATTGGAGCAAATGCACCTGTAAATTTATATGTCTTTCCTTTAAACTTAAATACCAATCCCTCACTTGGAACAATGGCTTTTGTTCCACCAATCGCATTTAATTTATCCAATTGTTGTTTCAATACTTTTAATTTTTTCACATCACCACCACTTTTTACAACTGATATGGT